ACGTAGTCCAAACGCGCCACGTTGCCCTGCAATCGCCGTAGCGTGTCGGCTGCGCTTTCTCTTATGCCAAGCGACTCTTGCAGCGGTCTGACCAACACGTTTTGGAAAGCGTTAGTAACGCCCTCTTTAAAAGAGCCTGGCGCTTGGAATTCGCGGGGCGCTGCATATTGCTGCAGTAGTTGCTGCGCATTTGTCATTTGCGGCTGCTGTTGCTGAGCCGCCATCTGCCTAATTTCTGGCGAGATTTGAGGCACAGACACAGGATTGTTGATTGGCAAGCCTTGCATCAATAGACGCTGCTGCTCTTCGGTTAATGCTTCTTGCATTACATCAGCCCTCTTTGCGCTGTATTAAAATAGCCAGTAGGTAATTGTACTGCTCGCTCTGCAGAGCCGTAGTCAGAAAGCGATTGATCCATAAATGCTTGCATTCGCGCATTACGCTTTGCGAATTCCGATTCACTAGGGTCGAGCTCTCCATTCATAGCCATGCGTATGCGTTGCTCTGCGTAAGCTGCAGGATCTTGCACAAGCCCTCGAACAGCATCGATACCTGGCTGCACTGTCTGCATCGCGTATGCGCCAGGATTGCTAAACGCCTCGCCTACCTTGTCAAAGCCTTCGCGAGTGCTATTGAAGCTGTCGCCAAGCAACTCGCGCATTGTCTTGTCGTCTGGCGCTGGAAGTTTTTCGATGTCGTCTTGGTTGGTAAGAAGCCCCATAGGCGCGCCTACTTTTCCTGCCATCGTTGCCATCATCTTGCTAAACATTGCCGTCATGATGGTAAGCCTAAGTTTGTGCTGCGCCCTTTGGTCGAGCTCGTCAGCGGATTAGGCAACAAGCCAGCACCACTTCTTAGCACGTCAAACATGCGGAAGGGGTACTCGCGCTGCTCTGCGAATCTGCGATAACGATCATCGAGCAGTTGCTGTGCTGCCGCTTGCTGCTGAGCTCCAACGCCTTGCAGCGCCGCCGCGTCCGCGAACTGCGTGCCGCGCAGGTCACCACCAAGCGCTGCCAGCTGGTTAGCCGCACCCTGGCGAATGGCCGATCCTTGCATGCCAGCGCTTTGATTTGCCAATTGCGCCCTCAAGCTAGCGTCTTGATTCATTCGCTGCGCGTCAAAGTTCATTTGCTGACTTGCGAGCGCGGCGTTTTGGTTGGCCAACGCTGCACGCATGCCTGCGTCTCCAGTCAAGCGCTGAGCATCGAAATTAAACTGTTGATTGCGGAAATCAGCGTTTTGATTTGCTAAATCTGCGCGAATTCTTGCATCTTGATTCGCCAATTGCCCGCGCTGACCAAATTGAGCGGCTTGGATGTTGCCTTGTTGCGTTGCCTGCTGCGCCGCCAGGTTGTTGGCCGCGTTTAATTGGTCGGCTCGCATCATGTTTGCTGCTGTTGTGGTGCCTGCTGCCAAGTTAGCCTGCTGATTTGCAAGATCCGCACGCATGTTTGCATCTTGCGCTGCTAAACCGCTTTGCAGCCCCATCTGCGCCATCTGCTGGCTTGCTTGCTGTGCTCTGGCTGCGCTGTCTCTGTCGGCTGCGAGGGCGGCATTTTGATTTGCCTGCCGCCTGGCTAAATCAGCCTGCAGATTCTGCACACCAGCCGTCAGACTTGCTTGCTGGTTCGCAAGCGCTCTTTGAGTGTTTTGTTGCTGGGCGGCAAGACCTGATTGGAGAGCCTGTCTGCCCGTTTCGGTTTGACCTTGCAGATCGAACTGACCACTGGTCGTGGCAGCTTGCAGGTTCGCCTGCTGATTTGCCAAATTCGCCTGCTGGCCAAACTGCGCAGTCTGCGCGCCAGCTTGCTGGGCTCTGTTCAAGTCGGCCTGAGCCTGCTGCTGAGCGTTTTGGAAGCCCTGAGCCCGCAAGTTGGTTGCCGTGCGAGCGGCCTGTTCTGCAAAGTTTCTGTTTGTCTCCGCTTCAACGAGCGCTTGGCGATCACCGCCAAATGCGCCAGCGGAAACTGCTCGAGCAGCGTTCTGGTTTTGCGTCATCTGCCGCGCTCGGTCTAAGTCGCCAAGCGCTGCATCAACGACGCCGGTCGTATATTGATTTTGATATGGCGTCAGATCAGTTCTCGCGAGACTTTGCGCGCCTACGGTCTGACCTTGAACTTGCTGTGCCGTGATTGGATCGACACCAATTCGATTTGTTTGCACTGCGTTCGTCTGGCCGACTTGTTGCGCGTTTAGTCTCCCAAGAGGCCCGATTTGCTGCGCCGTCACTGCCTGGCTAGCGATGTTGCCAAAACCGACAGGGCCGGTCTGGCCAACTTGATTAGCCTGCACGCCTTGGCCTTGAACCTGCTGATTGGTGATCGGGTTAAAACCGAAATCTTCCCGCACGATGTCAGCACCAACCCTATCAGCGCTTCCTGGCGCATTAATGGTGTAGCCGTTAACGTCGCCGACTTGACCAAGCGCATTAATCGCACCCGAAGTCACCGTTGATGGCTGAAAGCCTGTTTCGGCGCGCGATGTCGCAATGGCGTCGTTAATTTCTTGCTGTCCTACGCCGGCGCGAGCCGTGTCAGCGGTCAAGTTCATGCCTTCAAGCTGCGCAGGCGAAAGCGGTGCAACCGTCGCAAAATTGTACGGGCTGTATGGCGTTCTGCTGACTCGCTGGCCCTCGCGGAACGTATCGGTCAGAAGCCCTTTGAGCTCAGGATCGAAGGATTGAGATGAACTGTTTTTGCTTTTTCCCATACTCATTAGCGCATGCCCCCCTGGAAGTTCATGTATGCACGCATATCGGGCTCATACCGCCCGTCAGCCATGTCCAAAATCGGCATCGACCGGCGATTTGCTTGGTAAGCGTTAATCATGTCTTGCGCAGACCTACGCCTGCGCTGGCTCACTGACTGCCTGTTAGCAATTTCAAATGCCTCAGCCAAGCCATCAGGGACGTAAGCCCCGCTCGGGATGTACGCGCCGCTTTCGCCGCCAACGCCAGCGTCAAAGATCGGTATGCCGCTGCCTTGAGGCGATGTGTCTGCTGGCTGGGTGGCTACAGGATCACTCGTCACCGGCGCATCGGGGTTTGGCCGCTCCATTTGCACGCCAGGCAAAGCAAAATCTTGATAGTAAGATTGGTCTGGCTGGACGATGCGATCGCCAGAGCCGTAAAAACTTTCGATGGCCTCCGGCGTTGTCGTTCTGATCATCGCTGGCTCTTCAGTCGCCGCCGGCGGTGCAGTTCCAGCGCCGACGTTGGCCAGGTCAGGATTGATGCGCATCAAATCCTCTAATGTTAGACGGCTCCCGCCTTGGTTGAGACTGTCTTTGCTCATAATTTTTTCACCAATGTAACGTGGGATTCTTCCCAACCAATTTCCTTCAGCGCCCTCGTCCAGCCCTTGCGCCCGCTCATGCTGAGTGCTGAGCATTTGAGGCTTGTCGCGAATTCAATAAGGCTGCTTTCCATACCTTTTATCTCATCGAGATCGCCCGCCGCTAGGAAAACATGCAGGGCGCGAAGCCGCGGGTATTGCACGATTTCCGTGACCAAACAGCTTTTGCTAGCAGGCCAAAAAAACATCTCACCGACGCTGATCGACTGCAGAACGTCTTCGTATGTGTGCGTCCCGCCGGCTCGAGCAAGCGCCATTTCAATGAGCTCGCGATATGGGCCGACTACGTCTTCCGCTGTGTGTACGACCGCCTCGCTCATAGCGACACCGCCGACACAGTGCCGTTGTCAGCAACGGTTATGCTGAACCTGGTGCCGTTGGGGCTCTGCAAGATCAGCCGCTCGCCACGCAGCTCAATGTCCTGGTTCTTTTTGCGGTTGAGGTTGTCGGCCTGCTCGATCAAATTGTTGCGCTGGTTTTCCTGCACGAAATCGTAGTTGCGCTGTGCTTCCGGCAAAATCATCGTCTGCTCCCCTCTTTCACATCCAAGCGCATGTTGCCCACTCGCCAGCTGCTGAAGGTGTTGCCCGTCACGCGCATCTGCACCTGCCGGCCCTGGAAACGCACGCTGGTCGGGTTAGCCATGTCGAACGGCCCAAACGAGCTCTCAGCTGCGTTCGGATAAAACCTAGTCTTGAACGTCGCCGTGACGTCGCCCTGCGTTTTCTCATCGGGGATCAGTGACGTCGCGACCATCATGCGATCGCCGTTTCCCAGCTGCAGCGGGCCCGTTTGCGCGAAGACGGCGCTGCCAACATCGTAGGTGTAGCCGGCTTCGTGCTCGTAAATGTAGCTGTCGGGGCTGACGTAGTTGGGGAAAACAAACGCACCAACATCGACACCAGCCGTGCGCGCCAGGGTGCCAATCTGCCAATGGTTCTCCATATAGTTGTAGGAGACGTAGCTGTCGTTTTCGGTTGACCCAGAGCTCGGGTAGAACCAAATGATTTCGCTGAAGTTGCTGTTTTGCACTGCAAAAACTTTGGAGCGCTGCGACATGTTGAGGTTTTCAAAAATGAAATCTCCAACGCTACTGCGCAGGGTCTGCACCGAACCGTTGTAGACGAAGAATCCGTTGTTGCCCATCCAGTAGGCCGCACCGCCAGCAGTCGCGCAGGCGTTTGCGCTGATGACGCCGCACGCGGTGCCGACTTGCTGGAAGCCGTAAACGAACGGCGGCCCTTGGTATCGCGCGGTGTGTGCGTCAATGTCTGTCAGCAGAAGCGTCTCGCCGCGCATCCGCTTGCCGGACAAAAGCGTGCCGTCAGTGGCCAGCGTGAAACTGCCTGCCTGATTCGTCGCGGCGGGAGCCCACACATTTGATTGCTCTTGATCAGAAAAAGCAACTTTGTTGCTAACGCCGCCAGCGCCTAGCGCAAAAACGAAGCGCTCCGGCGTGACGACAATGGCGTTGTTATCGACCGGCGCGTTGCTTAGCAGCGCCGCTGCGGACGCCGTGCTGTTCGCCCACTGGTAGATTTTGCCGTCGGACGTCGCAGACGCAATGACAAACTCGCCAAATGTGTCTAGTGACCAGGTCGTGGCTGGTGTGTAAGCGCCAGTGTCAGGGCGTGGTGTGTTCCAAGTGTAAGCACCCCAACTCAAGCCGCCATAACCCAGGTTTTGCGTTGCATCTGCGCTGCCAGCCGTGAAGCCAGCTGGCGTGATGTCCACAACGGTGTTGCCTTCGCCGATGAAGTATAAATTTGTGTGCGTGCCCGCTACCGTGCGCCGATTGCGGCTGTTGTCGAGGTAGGCGATCAACGCGCGGCATACACCCGTCATAGCCGTCGTCGTGCGAGCTCGCCACCCTCCTACGGGCTGCAGTGCCCCCTCGTACCAGCGCACTAAGTTGGCGTCCGACCAAGTGTTGGCCTGCTGCAGATCTGTTCCGTTTTTTACTACGCCTGGCGGCGGTGCGATGTTAAGCAAAGACACGGTACTCTCCCGTTTCGATCATGTCGCAAAGCTCGTCCGCTCGGTAGCCGACCTGCTCAGCCCAACGGCTCGCGTTGAATTCAGTGCTCGCCCAGAAATAATCCCCTGACTCCATCGCAGCCAGCGCTTTTTTAAAGGTCAGCAGTCTGGTCAAGCCGAGATTGAAAGCGATGTCGATTAACGCTTCACGCCGCACGCTGTCGAGACGGCTGTACCAGCTGAATCGATCTGTGAGCTCTTGCTCGACGCGCTTGATGTCGTTTGTGAGCAGCATGTCGATCTCAGAGTCGCTCAAGCCAATACCGCCATCCTCATCGATGTTTCGACCAACACCGACGGTGACTTTGCCGGCACTGCATCGGTACGCATGGCTTTTGACGCCTTCGTGCCGCTTCAACATTTTGATTAGTCGCTCGCTCATTTTCTTAGCTTCATCAATTTGTCTGCCCCGCGAATGCCAAAACTGGCGCTAACTGCCAAGAACAACAGGTACTGATACCACTCGGGCAAGGCGTTTAACGCCTCAAAACCCAGCGCTACGCGATCAATAACAGCGGTGTCGTCCATCGCTATCGCGTAGCCGATCATAAAAATCGGGATCGCTAAAACTAATGTCCAAAACTCGTCTTTCCACGACGATGCGCTTGCGTCGGCCATCTTGGCTTCCCACTCAGCGCCGTTTTGGATGACCTGCATCTTGGCTTCATGCTTCGCCTGCTTTTCATCGCCGCGCTGCTTCATCCAGGTTCCGGCGATCTCTGTCACCCCACCTAATAAACTCCCTACCAAGCTCACTTGCCGT